AATTCTGGTTTAAAATCAAAGGTATCTAAATGAGACGGAGCACCTGTAGCAAATAAATGAATAATAGCTTTTGCTTTTACCGGAAAATGAGGTTCCTTAGGAGATGTGGGTGAGAGGGCATTTGCTGTAGAAACTCCAAATAGAGAAGCTAGAGACAAACCTCCTAAACCCCAGCCAAATTTGGTTAACAACTCTCTACGAGTTGTTGGCATTATATCATGGAATCCACAATCTTGCATATATTTAATTTTACTTAATGGAACCTGTACTAACTAAACTACTAGATAAAATAAAATTACCAATACTTCCATAAGAACTATAGGCAGCTGTATTAGGATCATTGTTTCCGGACGGAATGATTAACACTGAATAGGTGCCACTAGATACCGGAACACAAATGGAAGCAGATTGACAATTTATGGGACTACTTGATGTTACTAAACTGCCATTTTTAAGCAATTGAATTGTTACATCAACCGCACTGTAAAGAGCCGGCATCACCGTAACAGTTAGACTACCAGAGTTTTGTACCGGAAGAGTGTATGTTTTAGTGTCAGCTGAAGTGAAAATGGTTGCTAAAGTACCAGTCTTCAAATCTAATGGACTAGCCGGTGAAACATGTAGTGAACCCATTGATAGATTGGACCTCAAAACTGATATATCATCTTGTTTATTGTTAGCTCCAACATACTCACCTTTGCTAAATTGAACTATGGTCTTTCCGTAAGCACACCCCATAATTGGCGCCCAGTTTCCCTGGCCATAATAATAAGCCGAGGAAGGAGTTCCGTCGTGAGATAATCCTAAGGTATGGCCCACTTCATGAGCAGCTACTTCTCCCACACTTTTAACAACATTGCCGAAGGACTTAGTAAAAACCCAACATGGTATATTTGGAGTATATATGCCTACGCCCGCGGCTCGAAAACTACCGATATACGCAACTCCTCCACAATTTGGATACCAGCTATCTGTAGTGGTGAAAATAGCTCTCGTTCTTGTAGAAGGTTTTGATTTAGAATACAAATCAAAGTTGGTGGTAACATTTATATCAAAAGCTGCATAACGAGCTGCTACCACATTATAGATGTCTGTAATTTGAGAGACTGTATAATTGGGTGAGGCTGCTATAATGGTCTTGCCACCATTCCATAATGGATCTTGGACAGTAGCTCCTCTGAATTCTAGATAAAGTTGATTAATAGAATTGGGTTTGCTTGATAAAATTGGCACACTATTAACAGAACCGGTGGATATGGATCCAGAAGAAACGGTTCCAGTTGAGAGAGTTCCAGATGCCAATTCTACATCTGAAGGATGTTGATGACACAATACGGAATTAATGTCTTTTTTGTTATAGATCAGCAATCCTTTAGTAGAAGATTCTGGAAGTTCATACACCTCTCCTTTATGGAAAACTAAACCAGAAATGGTTTGTTCGTTATTAACTGCAAATGCGAAGGTACCGTCCTCAAAAGAGCCTCCAAACCTCACAATTCCATCTGTATACACCTGCACACAATTAATAGTACCCAATACTTCTAAATTATCTGGCAAATAAATGGTAATAGTATTACCAGACCTTAATTCTGAAAAATTAATATTCTCATTTGGCTCAGCTAGCAACGAAATATCACTTTTAAAGAAAGGAGAATCTTTAGGATGGTATTTTTTTACAGAAATTCCCAAAGTCAAGATAGCTGCCAAGGTTAAACCAACGTATTTTAATGTTTTCATTTTGTTTTAAGATAAGAGTTCCTCCATAACTGAGCCGTTGTAGACTATTTTTACCGGTCGGCCACCGGACGACTCCAAGGTCCCGTTAGGATCTACCCCTATTTGATTGTAGAGGGTTGCTGCTAAATTTTCAACACTTAAAGGTTTGTCTTCTACATCGTCTCCAGTAGCACTAGAAGATCCGTAGACTAGTCCTTTTTTGAAACCGCCTCCTGCAAACACCACGGAAAATACTCGCGGCCAATGATCCCTCCCAGCATCCTTGTTGATCTTAGGAGTTCTTCCAAACTCAGAAGACACCATTACCAATGTAGAATCCAGCATTCCGCGCTGTTCTAAATCTCTAATCAGAGTAGAGTAGGCTTGATCAAACATAGGTAAGGTTTTTGCCATACTATTACCTATTCCAGTGTGCATGTCCCAGCCTCCATAAGTCACCGAAACATACCGTACTCCAGCTTCCACCATTCTTCGAGCCATAAGCAGTCGTTGGCCAGCGGCATTTCTACCATAAGCATCCCTTACATTGTCCAATTCTTTTTCTATATTAAAAGACTCTCGTGCTTTGGGAGAAGAAATCAAATCATATGCCTGTTGATAAAAAGTATCCATAGAATGGATAACATCACTTTGTTCTAGATTCTTAAAATGATTATCTACTGTATCTAAAATAGATCTTCTACGTTCAAATCTCTCTGCAGATACGTTGGAGGCTAGGTCTCTAACCTTGAAACCAGGCAAGGCCGGATCACTGCCCAAACTAAATGGCCCGTAACTCGTAGGCAAAAATCCAGTACCAAGGGTATCATTGCCGTTATTATCCATCTTTTGTGGTATGCAAACATAAGGTGGTAAATTATTTCTACCTCCTTGTTCATGGGCAATTACAGAACCAAAAGAAGGATACATTATAGCTGGTGAGGGCTTATATCCAGTAAACATACTGGTTACTCCTCGTTCGTGAGCAGCCTCTCCATGGGTCATGGATCTCACTACAGTAAGCTTATCTGCAATTTTGGCAGTTTTACTTAAATGTTCAGAGAAATGTACTCCGGGTATATTAGTAGGTACAGAGCCTAACGGCCCTCTATACTCCACCGGTGCATTAATTTTTGGATCCCAGGTCTCTTGTGCTGCACACCCTCCAGGTAAAAATATGTGTATTACAGATTGAGCTTTGGGCTTAATGGAAGACTCTGCCTGGAGTTTCAGAGCATTTCCAAAAGAAAGACCCAACCCTCCAAACAGACCGGTATAAATAAAATCTCGTCTGTTCATATAGGTATTTAGTCTTGAGTTTTTACCTTTAATAAGTATTCATGGCCGTGTTCTTTCATGGTTTCAAAAATTTTTAATGTGGTTTCATAAAACTCCACTTGATGTTGATCCGGAACACATCCAGTGTAACGGTCTAAAATAAGATACATTATAGAAGAAACCCATACGGGATCAATGTCATGGGAATTTTCATCTTTCAAACATGGTAGCCACATTTGATCTGGTTCAGAGAACACCTTGCCAATGGTTATAATTGGTGTTATATCGGCATTTGCTAATTCATCTTCTTTCATAATGTTAAATAATCTAAAAAATCTTGTTCTTTAAAAATGTTCTCAATATCATCATACGGACATTCATAGTGACGATGACCAGTCCAATCATATTCTTCAAAATAGCAATCCACTTGATGTCTAAACACTTTATCTTGCACCGGTAAAACATTTTTATGTATTGCATGGCCAAACACTACTGGAGAATTGGCAATCCAACCAACCACAGCTGGTTTGTCTAATGCCGCTGCTATGTGTTGTACCATAGAATCTATGGCCAAAATTTTATCTGCTAAAAACACATAACAGAATAAGTTTCTAAGACTATCTGTAAGGGTAGTTGTGTTATTTAAAGTCAATTGTTTTTCTTTTCGTACATGAAGAACCTTGTCATAATTTTGATACACTTTATCTACTAAATTTTGGGTAAAACCGGGTGGCAAATCTCGAGCCCAAGAATATAAATTATTAGGATCTTCGGCACCTCCAGAAGATTGAATTAGCAACATTGGACCTTTTTTATTCAAAGTGTTGGTACAGTGAATTAGTTCTCGTTGTGTAAGAAAAATACGAGGTTGTAAGTTAACACAAGGTATATTATATAAATTACACCAAACTTCTATAATAGATTTATTTTGATGTATAAATTCTGAAGAATGATAAGGATCCAATCTTAAAATAATAGAATCTTTATTTTTTATAAAATCTTCATAAAAATAAGCAAAATTGCCAGTTCTATAAATTCTATAAATAACCGGGTTGTGAAGAAAAATTTCTGGCCATGGGGAGATAACTACTAATTTATGTTCTGGATAAGCTGCTTTAATGGAAGCACATACTGCTGTAGCTAGTACACTTTTTCCTGCTCCGCCCTCTATGTGAAATATAACATATTTTTCAGACATTTATTTTTTTGAGATTTTAACCAAAAATTCTAATTCTTCACCGGTGGGTTCGCCGCATTTTAAACCTTTATACATTTTATCAGATGGATAAAATTTTACGTTGTCTGGAATTTTGTCTAAAAAATATTTTTTGCAGATTTTTTTAAAAAGATTGCTTAAAATTTTTAAAACACAATTGTCTTCAGCCAAAAATTCCTCTTTTAATTCTATTTTGGTTAATTTACAAAATGTAAAAATTTTTAAATTTAAACTTTTATATAAAGTTTTAATTTCATTTAAAACATCTAGAATTTCTTTTTCTGCAAAGAACTTAAAATATTTTTCTTTGCCTGTAATTTTTTTAGCAGAAATTAACTCCCATTCATGCATTTTATTAAAAATGCGTATCAATAAAATATTAATGTAGGAATCTAAAGAAAACAAGACTATTCTTTGCTGTAGATAAACAATCAAAGAATTTTTAATCTTCATTAGAAGCTAATATAGCATCTAAAATAGACTCTTCAACCAATTCTGGTGGTAATTTTAAATTGGCTTCACTTACCAAAGAATTAAGTTCTTTTAATTTTTTAATAATATTTTGTCTTAATTCAAAAGACTCTGTTAGTTGTTTCTTATCTACTTGACAATACACTGGAGTTTCTTGCAAACTTAAAGCCTCTAATAAAGGTTGAGAAATATTTGAAATCAACAAAGAAGTTCTCTTATAAAATCTATCCAACGGCGATTTATAATTCAAGTTTTCTTGAACCAATTGATTAATCATGTAATTTAACACCAATGCTCTTTCTGATTGGATGTTAGACCGGTTTAAAAATTCCGGTCCTTTAATATGATTTTTTCCGTATGGATTATAGCTACAGCCACTTCCGCTAGAGGTACTACCACAGTAGATACATTTATCACTTTCTCCAAAATGAACATGAGTGTTAGTTGGAGAAAATACACAAGGAGAACCGTAATATTCAGAATTACAATAAATACATTTAGACATAAATTAAAGTTTAAGATGTTTGGGAGGAGAACCTATGCGTAAATTAATTATACCATTGTAAAAATTATTTTTTAAAAGTACTTCTCTATCAAATTGTTCTTTTGCTTCAAAGTAGGCTAATTCCCACTTGCAAGAACAAATTTTTATTATTTTAAATATAAAATTTTCTTTTCCTAGCCGAATAATATCTTCATTTAAAATTTTAGAGGAACTAGTATAGGTTTTCCAGTCTGATTCTGTAAAATCTATTCTATTACGTTTTTTACCTTTTAATGGTTTACGACGAATTTTAGATTTACATTGTTTTTTGCCGATGTAAATTTTATTTTCTATAATATTAGTTATTTCATAGATAAATCCAAAAGTTTCTTCATTTATTATAAAATTTTCTGGATTTATCCAATGTCCGTATGTTTCTTCCGTGGCCATTATAATGATGTATCAAGTTTTCTTCTTATCAACGGAAAATTTAATTTTTTTTTCTTTCTAGGTTTGCCTACACTAGCCTTACCAGTAATAGCCATGGCAAATTTTGTATCAATGTTATCTGGATTGGAATAAGCGTCATTAGGGCCGAAAGATCCTCCCGGTCCGGCAGAGTTACCAACATCTTCTAAAATCTGTAAAAATAATTGTTGAAATTTGCTGGACATAAGAGATTATAATAAAAAGTTAATAGTATTTATGATAGATTTTGATAAACTTAGTCAAGAACTTAAAGAAGACACGAAAGTAGATGAACTTAGTCTTCTTCAAAAACAATTAACTTTGCCAACTATTAAGCATAAATGGGTTTTTCGTTTAATAGAACAAAAACGCTATCTTAATTCTTTAATAAGAAAAAAGAAAATGGCTAAAATAGCCGTATATAGCTCTCTAGAAGAGCAGGGCATCCCTCCTGGAATATCTAAAAGTTCTTTAGATAAAAAAATTGATAGCTCGGACACTATACAGAAAATTGATCATGATATAGAGGAGACAGAACTTTTAATAGAATATTTAGAAAAAACAGAAGCCATATTCAGATCTATGACTTATGATCTTTCTAATGTGATTAAGATTGTGTCTTTGGAGACCACCTAATGATTACCTTTACTCTTATTAACAAAAATAAAGGAGCACAAATAATTTGTGAACCAGATATCTTATCTTTAATAAGAGAAAAATTTTCTATAGCCAATCCTTCTTATCGAAAAAATAGTTCATTTCATACACCTTCCAGATTGTATGCTATTACACCGCAAGGCAAATTTGATATTGGTCTTTATGGAGAAATTTTATCATTCTTAAATCTCAATCATCTAGAATATGAAGACAATTTAATTTTAAAAAAATTATATAATCCAAATTTAAGTAATACAGAAGTTCTTTCTTTTGAATCTAAAAGCTATAGGCCGTATCAAAAAGAATCTATTTCAAAAGCCTTAAAACAAGGAAGAGGGGTCACAGTCATTCCAACAGCAGGAGGCAAAACTTTAATCATGGCTGGTTTGATTAAAAGTTTGTATCCCAATTTTGACCATGATAATGTAAAGGTATTGGTTTTGGTACCTTCTATACAATTAGTAGAACAAACTGCCAATGATTTTATAGAATATGGCTTAACTAGAGTGTCTAAATGGTCGGGGCAGAATAAACCCGACTTGAGTTGTCGAATAATAGTAGCCGGAACTCAAATATTATTATCTAAAAATACAGATTTGTCTTTTTTACAAGATGTGGATATCTTATTAAAAGATGAGGTTCATGGTGCCAAGAGAGGAAATCGTATTAATGATGTATTAAAATTTGTTAATACTAGTTATAGATTTGGTTTTACAGGTACAATGCCTCCAAGTAAAATAGATTACTGGAATATTATTGGTAAATTTGGACCGGTTACCTTTGAACAAAAAACTGTAAATTTAAAAAAACAATCTTATGTTTCAAATTTTAAAATTGTTATTTTAAATGTTAAGCATTCTAAATTGCCATCTTATAATGCCGATGATGGTTTACCAGCAGCTGCATATCAAGAAGAGATAGAATTTTTACAAAACAATTACAGACGAAATGAAATTATTACTAATTTGTCTTTGCGTCTAAATGAGAATACTCTGATAATGGTAGACCGCATAGAACACGGTGTAATTTTGTTTGATTTATTAACTTCTAATAAACAAAATCAAAGACCGGTGTATTTTATTCAAGGTTCCACAGAAATGGAAGACCGAGAAAATATAAGACAATTAATGGACCAACGTAGAGATGTTATAGTAGTGGCCATTTCTAAAATATTTAGTACAGGTATTAACATACCAAATTTACACAATATTATTTTTGCTTCTATAGGCAAAGCCAAAATAAAAATCATGCAATCCATTGGTCGTGTATTACGTTTACATCACACCAAAACCATGGCTACCATATTTGATATTTCAGATAATACCAAGTACGGAAAAAGGCACGTAGAAGAACGCAAAAAAATGTATAATCTAGAACAATCTGAGTACACCGAGAAAGAGATCACGTAAAAAAGTTAGTTTGGAAAATGAAGATGTTGGAGAAATTGTTTATTCAGCCGAAGAGGCTGAATTTTTAGGATATGATCATCCTTCTTTTCATGAAAAAGAAG